ACCTGCCCCTACTCGACCCTCTATTAAGGAGCACCAATGGATCTACTCACAATAGATGAGAGCAATCGCATCTTGTACGCATCATTTAGTGGAGAGAGTGCTGAGTCGATCGCAGATCGATTAAACATCTCTCTTTCAATAGTGCAGAAGCACATCGATGACTTTCGATCACGACTGTTAGGAACTAACTCATGACAACAGAACAAATCAATCAAGTAGTTACTCTGCGTAAGCAGGGCTGGACTCTGCAACAGGTAGCAGAGTTATTTAATACAGATCGCATATCAATTCGAAAAATCGAGAGCAATTACTACAAGGGGGCTAATAATGGATAGAGAAGAAGAACTCGCCACAATCAAGATGATCAATTTCGCTAATGAGTTCCTCAAGGTAGCGCATGGGATCAAGAAAGAAAGCGATCGAGCAGATCAGTTGCCAGATGAGATTCAGGAATATCTGGCGAATGAGCATCTGGATCGACTCTTGAAAGAGGAAAACTTAGAGCCAGAGATGTTGATCTGGGGTCTGGTAAACATCATGGAGATCGTGTTAAAGATCGCAGACTTTAGCCCAGATCAACTCTCAGAAGTCATCACGCTGTTCGTGAAGCAGAAGAGAGCAGAACTCAATGGATAGATTCGACATCACAGGTGCACCATGTCAGTCTGGCGTTGATCCAGAGATCTTCTTTCCAGACTCTATGGATCACGCCAAGATTGAAGAAGCAAAGGCTGTATGCAAGGAGTGCTCAGTAACTCTTGAGTGCCTAACCTTCGCACTTAAAACTCACTCAGAAGGTGTCTGGGGCGGTTTAACGACCAAAGAACGACAGAACTACCGAAGAAGAATGGAGCGACTTAATGCACATCAACAGAGAGCGAGTGAACTTAATTGAGCGAATGGCTAACAAATACCGACATCGCCAACCTCACAGGATTGAAGATAGAAACTCTTTACAAGTATCGAAAGCGAAACACCCTTCCAGAGCCAGATCACTTAATCGGGCGAACGCCAGTCTGGAAGCAGAGCACGATTGAGGAATGGATAGCGACTAGGCAGGAGATCACGATCGAATAAGTAACTTTTAGATCTCACAATGCTCCACCAGAGTTACTTCACGACACATAAGCGGAGATCCCCACAGGTCACTATGTAATTGTGCTCCAGATCACATTGTGGTCTGGGGCATTTTTTTGACCAAGATGTTACTGATGAGTAACATTACCGACCAGTAACATCACACTCAGAGGGGGTGAGCATGTACGCAGTAAAGCGAAATAATCGGTGGACAGGCTATTACCGACTAGGCGGTAAACGCCTCTCTGCTGGCACATACGGCACGCAAGCCGAAGCCCAGTATCACGCTCTCATGGCTGAGAAGAATGGCGTAGATCAGCCTTCTAGGTCGGTTCTAACGCTCTCTCAATGGGTGGATCAATGGCTACCAGTCGCAGATATTCAGCCCATTACTAAGCAAGGCTACGAGCGTGTGCTGAGAAAATACGCCTTGCCGAAATTGGGCGATCAGCAAGTAAGTCAGATCTCCACCCGTACGATTTCAAAGTTACTTGACCAACTCAAAGCCGAGAATGTCGGATCAGCCACGATCGCTCAGGTCAAGGCATCTCTGGGGTCAGCCTTTAAGAAGTTAGTCACGACAGGTGAGATCGCCAGTAACCCGACTCATGGGCTGACTGTAAAGACACGACATGCAGACATTCAGAACATCGTTACGCCCGCAGAGTTTAAAGAGTTACTTAGTCATCTCCAGACGCAGGGTGCAAAGTTACTTGCTCAATTCTTGATCACAAGCGGTTGCAGATTCGGAGAAGCAACCGAGATCCGAGTCAAAGACTTCAACTTCACAACAGGTGAGGTGTTCATACAGCGCAGAGTAAGTGATCTGGGGTCAAGTCATGAAGGCAGATTTAAAGTCATCGATGCAACTAAATCGGGCTATAAACGATCAGTAATGCTCTCTAAAGCACTACTAACAGAGATAAATGCCTATGTCATAGCAAAAGCACTATCAAAAGAAGATCTGCTCTTCTCAAGATCGCTTGTATGTACAGCAGGTAAACTAGAACCTTCTCGTGGCAGAACGAAGTCTGAGCGACCATTCGCAAAAGACGGAAAACTGTTTAAGCATGGCACGCTCTACTCCTACACACATGGGGGTTGCAGGTGTGAGGATTGCAGATCGGCAGTACGAAAGTATCGCCAGAAGCAAAAGCCATACCACAAGCGTGACGTGATCGATCAATCGAGTCACTTGCCACGAGATGTATGGAGAACCATATGGAACAAAGCAATAGCCAAGTCAGGTATCGGCTGGAGTCCTAGAACTCACGATCTCAGGCACGCAAACGCCACAGCGTTGTTAAAGAATGGTGTGGATCTGCATGAGGTCAAAGAGCGATTAGGACATCAATCGATCAAAACAACGGAGAGGTATTTACACCGAATCCGCCACCACCAGTCAAAAGCATCGGAAGTCGCTAATGACTATTTGGAGTGATGTAACTATGAAAGCAATATCAAAAGCAAGAGTAATACTGGGGTCAATCTCGGTATCAGCAATAGTGCTAGGAGTCATGATCGGGCTATCAGCCCCAGCAGTAGCCCCTAGTAAGGCAGAAGCCCAAACGCTAATTCTCAAGCGGTTTCAGAATGCCACAGTCCTTCCACCGAAGGATCTTGTCACTCTGTTAAGCGCAGTCGGGTTCAAGGGTCAATCCTTGAAGTATGCGTGGGCGGTTGCCATGAAAGAATCACATGGAAATGCGCTTGATTTCAACGGCAACATTCATACTGGAGATAACTCGTATGGATTGTTCCAAATCAACATGCTTGGCTCTATGGGCGCAGATAGAAGAGCCTATTACGGTTTAGCGTACAACGCTCAACTGCTAAATCCTGTGACGAATGCCCAGATTGCTTACCAAATGAGCAACGCTGGCAGAAATTGGAGTGCATGGAAGGGCACAAGGCAGAAGGTCGTACAAGACTGGCTTGTTAGGTACCCATACAAGGCACACACAACGGCAAAAGCCAAAGCCTTACCAAAAGGCAAAGCACTATCAAAAGCACAACCAAAAGCAATAGTGCGACATAAGGCAAAGCCTAAGCAGAAGCAATAGCAGAAGCCATACCAGAAGCAATACGAGAAGCCCCTTGAAAGAGGGGCAACTCTTAAAGGAGCATAAAATGGAAGATAAATACAAGCAATACCAAAAAACCAAGATGGAAACTATCAAAGAGCACAAGAAGCGTGCCGAATGGCATCAACCAGAGTTGCCGTTCTACGGAAATAGAAAAGAAGATTTCTATAGTCATGTATCTAAGAAAGCCATACCAAAAGTATTATCAGAACAAGAAGTAAACGATCTATTCTGGGATATTTTGATCAATCTTGGTTGGAAGTTAGATCAAAGAGAGAGCGATGGTAAGCGATTAATCTTTGCTTGCCCTAAATGCAACATGGTTATCGATGATCAGCCATACACACAGTTACTCGCAAGCGATGCGTCAGCGATGCGTAATATAAAAGCCTTAAATGGAATGTTAGAGACCCATAATGGCGAGCCATGCAAAGCCTTACCAGAAGCCGAAGAACAATAAGAAAGCCCTACCAAAAGGCAGGGCTTCCTTTACCTTTCGAAGGTAGTTACACAGTAACAGGCGTGTTGTCCTTGATCAACTTCACTTCACAGGCATCGGTGGTGCAGTAAGCCTCACCAATAGCATCAGAAGCCATACCAGCATAGACACCAGCAAGGTCGATGGGGAAGAGTTTCATAACTCCTTCTTCCTCATAGGTTGCTTCATCAATCTGGGTGTAAGGCATCTGTGGATAGACATTCTTCATCATAGGTAAGAATGAGACAGTCTTAAGTTGTCCATCGTACATATGCAAAGCCGTACCAATAGCCTTAGCCTCTGTCTCTGGATCAAAACTTATCGTTACTGAAACAGAGTTATCCGACCAATATCTTTGGGCGGTTGCAGCAAGTGCCATCTTCTCGTAGATCGATACATCCTGCTCACTACGACGAGCCTCGCTCTTGATAGGGAAGTAGACAACAGAAGTCGTATCAGGAGACTCATTTGCTGGCTCAACTTTGTAATTAGCCATCTTGAAGAGTGGCAACATTGGATCAGAGTTTGAGAAGCGAATGGTGCGGTAGAAGTACTGACCACCAACAGTCCAGTGAACTCCTGGGCTTTCTCCTGCAAGGATCGAAACTGTGCCTGATGGCTTTACAGTTGTAGTCTTGATTGATTCACGAATACCAAGCCACTCTGAGTAAGACTTATCGTAAGCCTGAATAACCTTGTAGCCCTCATCCATCCACTCACGAAGAGTTGGAAGACCACGAGTATCTGCAAAGTTAGCAACACCAGACATCGATGTACCGATACGGCGGTTGCGCTGCATGATTGCGTTTGTTTCTTCCCAATGTGTTGGGAGAAGCGTTACAGTCTTGGCGTAGAGGTATGCGAACTTGAGTGTGCGCTTGTAATCGTCAAGGTCTGTATGGCGGTTCAAGTAAGTCTCCACCAAGGTACAGCACTCGTATGATTCGAGAGACTGTTCAGCGCATGGATTGTAGCCAGAGATACGCCAGTCCTTGTTGTTCTCTGGGTCTGCTAGGCGACCATACTTGCGAGATACATCCATCCAGATAACTCCAGGCTCACCATTGCGGGCAATACCTTCGATGATTGGATCTAGGTCTTGACCTACAGATGTCTCGACAGAGTTGTTAGACATCCAGCCGTATGCCATACGATCTGGGTTCTTCTCGTAGTTCTTGAGATCAAGGAACTCTTGGTCATCAAGACGCCCCATGAGTAACTCTGCTGAACGGCGCACGTTGCCAGAGACAACACAAACGCCGATGAGGTTACCAATGTCCGCAATATCTCGACGAGTAAGTAACTCTCCACCACGGCCCGTGAACATAGAAGTTACATAGTTATGTAACTTGATTAGTGGATCTGGCCCTGCTGCGGTTCCACCAAAGATCCTGATGGGTTCTCCTGCTGGACGGATGACCGAGTAATCAAAGACAGGCTTCTTCGTATCTGGCTTAAGGTAACTATTGATGAGGGCGGCAGTTGACTCAACCCAACCTTCTCGTGTGTCTGGGATGACATAGGCGGTACTGTCTTCTTCTGGCGCATAGATCTTGAACTCCTTGTCTGCTCCTTTATCATCGAACCCAACGCCCACTCCGAGCATTGATGCTTCCATGAGAAATGCAAGTGGCTTTGCTGGGTCGTTCTTGGTCATTGACCCTGTTGATACGAAAGCGCAGTTCTGCAGAGCAGCAGAGTTGCGTTGCTCGTTGACGAGCGGTGTACCCATGACCCACAAGCCTCGTCCTGGCGGTGTCCACTTAAGGTTCCACAAGCGGTCAAAGGCTTCCTTAGCCGATGAAGCAGCCTTGGCATCTGACCATGGAAGGCGCTGGCTCTTGGCGTGATCCTTCTGGATGGAGTACATGCCGTTGATGACACGCTCACAGTTGTCAGTCCATGTCTCCTTAGTACCATCTGCCTTAAGTCGTGAATAGGTACGGAGATAGGTGATCTCACCTACCGAGTTTCCTGCTGCATCACGATACCCAAATGGCGCTTGCTTGGAGCGATATGGAGCCACAAACTCGTCTGCCAACTTAAATGAAAATAACGACATTTACTTACCCTATTTCTCTAATTGTCTAAATACCCCTCAATGGGTAACGTATTATTCTTGGGATTAACTTAGTGCATACGTGCTAACTTACAAAACCAGAATGGTCAAGGATAAAAGGGTAAACTCTTTACAAGTACTGTTTTTTAGACCAAAACTTCTTTTTATAACCTCTTTCATAACTTTTTTTTATCATCTCAAGACCATTAGTTGCTTCTTCTTCAAACGGTAAAACTTCAGAATTCCATTTTTCTCTTTTAAAAGGCAAAATTTGAGCAATCGGTGTT